CTCATCAACGACAGCCGCACGCCGCTGCGGTATTCGGATGTCGATATGCTGGGCTTCGTCAACCAGACGCTCAAGCGTACAGCAATGTATCGCCCCGACCTGTTCCTGCAGATCGGGGACATCAGTACGGCAGCGGACACCACCGTGCAGACCATGCCGGCTGACTCGATCCGTCTGGTGGAGATTTTCGGCGTTAAGGACGGTAGCACGATCACGGAGGTGGATCGGGAGGTCTTTGACCAGACTTACCCCGGATGGCGCAGTGAGGCGGCGGGCACGCCCGTAAACTTCATGCGGCACGTGCGGAACCCGAATGTCTATTTCCTCTACCCTCGGCCTGTGTCTGGCGTTATACTGCTCGCAGAATACGCCAAGGTGCCGACGGATTACGCCCTCAACGATCCAATCGCTGCCCCGATTGATGCGTACTTTCCAACAATTGTGGATGGCACGGTGTATCTGGCCGAGTCCGTAGACGATGAACACGTGAACTCTGGACGTGCCAAGCTATTCCTCGATGCGTTTACGCAGGGTCTTGGGGTCTCGCTGCAGTCCCGCGAGATCACGGACAGCGAAGACGCGGGGCTTGACCCGAGGAGAATTGGCTGATGGCGACACGCACGTTCGCATCACTGGTACCGAGACTGAATCCAAGTGTGCCGGGCTGTCCCCAGTACACGATGATTCAGTACGTCCGGGATGCGGCCATTCGGACCTGCGAGCGCACGCTCGCGTGGCGGCACGTCCAGCCCAGCTTCCAGCTCCTGCCGGGGGTGTTCGAGTACGCCTTCGACAGGCCGCCGCAATCCGATGTCCACGCGCTGTTCGGGGCGCATCTCGACGGCAGCCCCCTCGACGTCCTCACGCTCGATCAGGCCATCGAGGCGTACCCCAAGTGGGCGGACCTCTACGGCGGAGCTGACCTCTCCACGGTCTGGTCCGGGGCGACCGCGGGTCTGAACGAGTCGGACCTCAACGCCGTGACCTTCAACGGCGGCGGCGTGTTCACCGTGCCCGAGGACATGGACGGCGCGGGTGAGCCGCGCTCGATCACGCAGGTGACGCCCGACAAGTTCGTCGTCCTGCCCCTGCCCGACAGCACGAAGACCTACTCCATGCGCATGTTCTACGCGCTGAAGCCGGCTCGGGATGCCGATGGCATGGAGAAGGCGATCTTCGACGAGCTGGAAGAGGCCATCGTCCACAACGCCCTGCAGCACCTGCTGGTGCTTCCGAACGTGAGCTGGTCGGACCGCGAGCTGGCCGCGTATCACGCCAAGCAGTTTCTCCGCGAGATGGTCGAGCGCCGGGCGCGCGCCAACATCGGGAACGCGCGGGGCACCATGCGTGCCACCGCCCCAAGGTTTGCATGAGGTAGCTGATGACCCAGCTCTATACGAACAACGCCCGCAGCTACCTGCAGACCGCGATCAGCGCGTCTGACAACACCTTGACGCTTGTCTCTGGCGGGGCGGCACTGTTCCCGGTCATCACCGGCGAGGATACCTTCTCCGTCACGCTGGTCTCGGCCATGGGGCAGATTGAGATCGTCACGGTGACCGCGGTGGCGGGCGACGTGTTCACGATCCAACGCGGTGAAGAGAACACCACGGCGCAGTCCTTCGCCGCCGGCAGCTTGGTGGAGCTGCGGATCACCGCCGCGGCCCTCACGCGGGCGCTGGATCGGGCCCTTGAGGGCTCGATCAACGCGACCTCGGCCTACGGCTTTGAGCGTCCCGGTGACGCTCCCGAGCTGTTTGAGTATGGCACTGCGACGGTCGCAAAGAACATCTACGGCACCGTCATTCGGTTCACGGAGGCCGGCAAGCTGACGACCAAGGGTATGGTCGCCATCGAGACCGATGACGTCTACACCTGCCGGTACCGGTACAGCCGCTCGCTCGACAGTGGTGACCCGGCCAACGACGGTCTGCAGTTCGGTATCGACCTGCTGAACGGCTTCGGCAACCTGATCGGTGAGCGCACGCTGGCCTCGGACAACACCCTGCTGGTCCAGTCGCAGGAGCGCCTTGTCGAGGTCAAGATTGCAACGACCACGCTCCCGAGCGCCGAGGTTATCCTGCCCACCAGCGTGAAGTATGTGCGCCCGTGGGTGAAGGTCTATGGCGTCGGGCACCAGACGGACATCGAGGTCTGCAGCACGACCATCGACCCGCCGCCGGGTGCGCAGGGTATCCCCGGCCCGAACGCGGAGATCACGGTCTCCGGGGCTCCGGCGGTGGCGCGCACCTTCTACGTCACCATGTCGGGGAACGACAACAACGACGGCTCGACGCTCTACGCACCGCTTGCGACGGTGGGTGCGGGCCTCGCCAAGGCCGCGGCGCTCGAGGAGCCCGCGGTGGTGATCGTTCATCCGGGCGAGTACACCGTCCAGCCTGACACTGAGATTCCGCGCAACTGCGCCCTCTACGGCTACGACCTCCGCACGACCAAGCTCTCCTTGCCCTTCGGGTTCGAGGAGAACAACATGTTCCTGATGACCAGCGGTATCAAAGTCCGCGGCTTCACCTTCACCGGCCTGCGCCACGAGGAGGGCTGGGACCTCGACAACCCGCCGCAGAAGGGCTTCGCCTTCGCGTTCAAGCCGGGCGAGATCATCACCCGGTCGCCCTACATCGCCGACTGCTCGCAGCTCCACAACTTCACGCAGGATGAGATGACCCTGCCCATCGACAAGGCCGCGGGCAACCCGCTGATGCCGCGCGGCGGGGGCAACATCATCGCCGACGGCTCGGTCCTCGGCCCGTCGTCGCCCCTGCGGTCGGTGGTGGTCGACAGCTTCACTGCCATCAACCCGAACGGCGTCGGATACCTGATGGTCCGCGATGCCTTCGTGCAGCTGGTGTCGGTCTTCACCAACTGGTCGCGCGTGGGTCTGTGGGCGCATCAGGGCGGGCAGGTCACGGTCGCCAACTCCAACAATACCTTCGGCGACTATGCGCTGGCCGCGACCGGCTTCCGCAACATCCTGCAGCTGCCCGATTTCGACCCCCTCGCCCCGCTTGCGGTCTACGAGCCCGCGGCTGACCAGATCGCGCTCGACACCGACACGATCATCAACAACATGTACGCGCAGCTGGCGAGCGAGTTCGTCGAGGTGCAGAACTTCACGGTCGAACAGGAGGCGCTCACGCGGCGCGATGCGGCGACCCTGCTGAAGAACCTCGTAGATGACCTGCGCAGTGGGCAGGAGCGCGGCATCCGCTACTTCTTGCGGGGCCTGTTCGACTGGAACGCCCAGTACCACTTCGACCCGGCGCTGTTGCCGATCTTCCTACGGTCGTATGAGATCATCCTCGCCGAGATCAAGCTGCGCCCGCCGCAGGTGATCCTGCCTGCCGAGGACATGCTGGACTACCTGTTCGCCTTCTTGGCGGCGCAGCTGGCCGACCCCCAGACCATTGGCTTCCCGTCGGTGATCGAGGCCACCGGCCAGCAGTTCAGCTACGCCGGCACCGGCGTGAACTACAACTCGCTGCCGATTTCGCAGCGCGGCACGGGCCGGGCAAGCGACCCGAAACTGGCGATCTACAAGAGCGGCGGGGGCCGCATCTACGCCACGTTCTCGACCGAGACCGGCGACACCTATCTCGGGGAAGACCTGCGGGTCGACTTCGAGCGCAACACCATCGAGGGGCAGGCGTTCAGCCGCGGTGTGCAGAACATCGCTCTCCCCCTTATCATCGGAGTAGGAGGCTGACATGCCGATCATCGTAACGCCACGCCCGCCTCTGAACCTGTTCGAGGCCGTCCGCACCACGATCACTGAGGAGTGGACCACGGTCTACCAGACACCGCTCTACCGCATTCCTGCGAGCGGCCCAGACCCGCAGACGGATGTCGGGGCAGCGGCGATCATGACGGGCCTCATCATCTCCAACACGTCGCCGGTGGCGACCACAGTCTCGGCCCGCATTCTGGACACCGAGGGCACGCCGTTCGCACTGCTCACTGACATCCAAGTCCCCATCGGGGACTACATCCTGCTGGACATGGACCGGCAGGTTCTGAAGTCGGACGAAATACTGCAGCTGCAGTGTGCGACCGCGACTACTGCGACGGTCCACTTCTCGTTCATCCTCAACCAGCGTGAACAGTTCGAGGTCATCACATGAGCAACCCTCGCTACGGCTCCGGTCGCCGTCAGTTCATCGGTCAGGGCGTGGACGCCGATCTGACCAAGCTCGACGCAGCCGCGTACGAAGGCGCGGCGGTCTATTCTGAAGGGCAGCTGTATTTCTCGGACGGCTCGAACTGGGTCATCCCGCAGGACACGGTCGACATCGCCCGCCCGCGCGGCGTGCCGCCGCTGACGACTGAGCAGCAGGCGCAGCTCACGCTCTCGCTGTTCGCCAGCCCGACTGGCCAGACCCAAACCTCGGTGATCTTCGAGTGGAACGCTGACGGCGTGCCCGACTTCTCCGAGGGTGCGAACGTCGAGACCCGGACGATTGCCAGCACCACGGCCAACATCTATGACATTCTCTACCCGGACGACGGCTTCGCGCCGGGCGACCTGATCTGGTGGCGGGCCAAGTATACCGGCACAGAGGGGACGCAGTCGCAGTTCTCGACGCCCATTGCGCAGCGGTTCCCCGATCTGATCGAGAAGCCTGAGCCTGTGACGCGGGTGGACGCCGTCGTCGGGCAGGTTGAGGTCACGCCTTTCACGAGCCCGCCGATCTTCAACCTGACCTATTACGAGACGCAGACCGAGTTCTACGCGGACGGCGCAACGCCGGGGGTCGACACCCCGATCACGACCGTGACGCACATCGACGGGGCGATCACCCAAATCCCCGACATCCCCGAGATGCCGGAGCTGATTTCCTACCTGTTCCGCACCCGCTATGGCGCACGGGTGAGCGTGGGTGCCCCGGTAGTCTACTCAGAGTGGTCGGACGCCCGGCGCATCCTCAACGGTGCTGGAGGGATGCTGCTGGAGTACAATCTCAACGAGGCGGCGAACCGGACAGTCTACCTCCCCATCGGCATCTACGACGCGACCGACCTCGACGTCGATGTGAACTGGGGCGATGGGACGGTCGAGACCTTCACGACCGGCGGGGTCAAGAGCCACGTCTACGCCCCTGACGCTGGCCCTATCGTCAACGT